ATCTGTGTCGCAGGCTCCACTTCCTTGAAAATCTCCTCGGCAGACGGCACAGGACGCCGCCAGCCGTAAGTTTTGGCGATATGGAACAGACTGCCCAGGGTGATCCCGTTGTCGGGCTTAAATGAGCGCCAGCAGTGAACCAGGTCTTTTTCCCCTTTGTATTTCTCCTCGGCCTGACTGCTCCACTCGTTCCATAGGTAGAACGCTTCCGGTAGCTTACCGATCTGTGTCCCGGCCCAATGTAGCGCCATACCGATCTCGATCCACTCCTCCCGGCCACAGTCGGGCGGAATTGTCTCAAGGGCGTTCTGGATGTCATCCCATGAGGCACTGATCCCTTCACCGTCCGGGATAGACCGCTGGTGATCGGTCTCCATGAGGTTTTGCCAGTGCTCAATCAACTCAGCGGGGGCGACAGGGAGACGAGACCAGTGCCCATTGCCACCCCAGCGGTAGGGCTGATTGGTCTCTGGATGGGTGGAGGGTGGTAGCACGTCCTGTACTGTCAACCCGTTGGAGGTGGAGTTGCGTAGTTCATAGGCCAATAGGTTCATCCCGTTGACCTTGCTGGTGATCTTTTTACTCGGTAATGTTAAACCCGGTGGGAGGGTATACAACAGTTTCCCGTGTCCCGGCTTACCGGACTCCACGGTGACCGCATCGGGAGCGTTGTAGAGGGCATCAAGATCAAGCCCCAGTTCCCGGAACAGGTTGGAGGTCTGGGTCCAGTCGTCGATGTCCAGGGCCATTGTGCCGCTATAGGTATGACACAGACCGATCCCGTACCCTTTGGGCAGATCGGCGTGTCTGAGCAGTGCTGCTTCGGGTCTGTTCCAACCCTTGGTGTTCGGTCCTTTGGTGCCCGGGGGGATCGGGACCAGTTTCCAACCATGACGGATGTAGGCATCCACGGAAGCCGGGTGGCCTTGTACCTCGCTGGGAAATAACATATTATCCAATTGCTCCTCTTTCATATCCAAACCTTGGAAGGCAGTGGTACTTGGCCCCTCTTAGTGAGGGGCTTTTTTCTGCCGGTATTCTTTGATGGCCCTGCGTAAAGATGACTGAGTAGTCGCCTTCTCATCAAGGGCCAGTGCCTGTGCCTGGTCCAGCGTGTCTTTGACCAGCAGGCGGTGACAGATCACCGGGGCACCCTGCCCCTGACGACGAATTCGGGCATTGAATTGGTCGTAATTATCCAGACTCCAATTAAGGCCATACCAGACAAGTATATGCCCATTGTCCTGCAGGCCGTCAATCCCGTGAGCGACTCCTAGAGGGTGACCGATCATCAAAGGACAGTCGTTCCCCTTCCACCGGGCCATGGCGGACGATAGTGAACGCTCGCTTTTACACTCGGTCAGGTTGATGGGATTGAGATTTTTAAATCGCTTCATGATGCGTTCAGCGTCTGAACGGTAAGCGTAACTGCACAACACCGGCTGCCCTCCCGCCTCTTCGATGATGTCCTCCAAGGCATTGAGCTTCAGGTCATGCACCTCCTCCCACATCGGGATGCCGGCGATGGGATAGACTGCACCATTGGCGAACTGCAGGCACTTGTTGGTCAAGGCTGCCGAGTTGAACACCTCGATCTCGGTGCCGTTGTCGAGTTGAGTGAAGAACTGTTTCTCCATCTCCTCGTAACGTAACCGGTCTTTAGGGGCAAACTCCGATACCACATCATTAACAATCATGTCTGGTAACGGATTGTAGTCATCGGCTGACATCTGCAGTGTGATGTCCCCGATCAGGTTCTGGATGGTCTGCTCGGTATCGTCATAGGGCACCTCCCGGTACGGGCCGACCTTGTAGTAGAACCGCTCCCGAAACGCTGTCTTGCTGGTGCCCAGGCGCTCCCCCTCGTCCAGTACCAGGTACTGCCCGTGGAGATCCTTATACCCGTTGGCAGCCGGTGTCCCGGTCAACCCGGTGCGCCACTTGAACTGAGGCAACAGTTTCTTGATGGCCTTGACCCGGGCGGTGTTGCTGTTCTTCATCTTCGAGATTTCATCCCACACCAGCCCGTCGAAGGGGATGGGTTTCCCTTTAGCGACGAAGTAGGTCTGCAGGGTCTCAGATAGCCAGCGCAGGTTTTCGTAGTTCACCAGGTACACATCGGCATCCCGGAGCAGGGCACGGGTCCGCTGGTCCTTGGTGCCAACCACCATACTGAATTTCAGGTGTTTGGTGTGTTCCCACTTCAACGCTTCCTGTCGCCATACCAGCCGGCACACCCGAATAGGGGCGACAATGATCACGGATTTCAGGAAACCCGTGTGAATCAGGTGAGCGATGCTCGAGAGTGTCACTGCCGTCTTTCCCAGGCCCATATCCAGCCACAATGAAGTGGCCTGGTGAGTGCATTGGAAGTTGACGGCTTTTTTCTGGTAATCGTGTAGACGGTCAGGTGTTAGCATCGGTCCACCTGTTGATAAACTTTTCGCCTTCTTCCACGTTGTAGATCACTGAGACATGCGCCCCTTGCTCAATCAGCCGTTTGATCTCACGTTCCTGACCCTGGGTAAGCTTGCCACCCTGACGCTTGAACTCCACAAAAAACACTTTCCCATGGGGATTGATCATGATGCGATCCGGAACTGAGGCACGGGCGGGACTGGTGAACTTGTAGGTCAACCATCCATGTTTTTGCGCGTACAAACACACCTTTCGTTCGATTTCTTTTTCGAGCATCAAAATCTCCGCTTGGGTTCACAAGTCAAGGTAAAGACGCACTGGTTACAACCCCGCTCGATCTGGTCCTCGGCGGTCCAGGCGTGCAGACACTCCTTGGTCAGCTTGTCTCCATGCTGGATACGCAACTGATCATTAACCTCTTCCAAGTCGATCACGTACTGCGTTATTTCTGCCGCATAACGGTTCAGGGTTTTTCGGTCCCAGGTTTCAAAATTCGCCATCGTCTTCCTCGCTGTAATAAGGCTGCACGTCTTTCTGTCGGCACTCAGGGCAATCGGCCACCTGTCCCTCGTCACCTTCCTCGTCCCACTCAGTTTTGCACCGGGGACACCGGTAATAATTGGTATAGATTTCTTTCATCAGAGTAGTCCTAGTACCAGTTTCTCGACTTCCTGGATGTAGTAGTCGTAATTAATGGGTGCCGAAGCATCCTTTATGTCATTGCACGGGGTGACTGACCAGCCACTCTCCACGCTGATCCTGCGCCACTCGTCCGGCTTTCTTGCTAGTGGTGGCATGATCTTCACCAACTGCCCACCGTCATGGCTGACGTAGTATCGGGTGGTGTTTTGCAGCGGGAAGTCCGTGTCCCCCCAGTCCGGGTAATTAATCACCAGGTTACTAGACTTGGGCACCTTGACCAGCTTCATGAAGTCCAGTCGATTGTCCCAGTTAAGGACGGTCTCCCGGATGGGTGTACCAGTCAGCAACACTTCCTCGGCCACCTTGGGTACCACCAGTGCCGACTGATTCTGGTGCCAATCACGGTCGTACTCATAGGCACCTTTGCGTTTGACACCGCCGTTCTCATACTCCGCAATGTAGTTGTTCACATCCCGAATAAACATCCGGGAGTAGATGGCCTCCTCCAACTGCAGGCCGGTGTACCCTTCCCAAGTCTGCCGGATGAACTCCACTTCTTGCACCTTATCCCGGGCAACCCGGATGGTCAGTCCATCAGTGTTGACCTGGATCAATTGCAGCCCGTCCACCCCAAACAACCACTCGGCCAACAGGCACAGCAGTAGTTGCCCGTTCAGGGTGATTGACATGGTGAACAGCGGGTCATAGAAGATACTATATGGGTTGTTACTGTCTCCATAGACACCATTCAATGCCAGCTTGAGCATCGCGTTCTCGGGTGTCCCTTTCGCATGATGAACCCGTTGGTCTTTCAGATCGGTGTAGACCTGGCAAAACGTCTCCCCCAGGTGCTCCGGGTGGAACTTGTACTTGATCGCCAGTGAGGGGTAGTAGCTGGTCACGTCCAGGTCGATGATGACATGATCCTCATCAGAGTAGACGGTCTCCGACTCAATGGACCCATGGACACCACCGAGTCCAAAGACGAACGTAAACCCATTCACCGTGGCGGTCAGGTCTTTGAATACCCCCTTGGTCTCGGTGATGGTCTGATTAAGTAACCAGTTCAACACCCGCTTGAACTCAGGGTGGTCAAAGTCCACATGCGGCAGAATGGCATCCTTAAGGTGGATTGAGTCCCGCACCGTCTGCTTGGGTTGCCGGCCATTATCGGTCCATTCATAACACTCCACCCCGGCCTCCTCCAGCCGCATGGTGAAGTAGTCTTTACCGATCTTAGTGTCGTTGTGGTTCATGAAGTCCCGTTTATACTTCGCCGTTAGCTCCTCGCGGAAGGCGATCATGGGCAGGGACTCCAGGTAAAACTTGTAGGTCTCCTTGACATCATGGACGTTGTACTCACGCAGTTTGTCCATCTGTTCAGCGGTCAACCGGGTGCCCACTTCAAACGGCAAGTCTTCGATGTTGTCGGATCGCATGGCGAACTCAAGCGCCTTGAGCGAGGTAGCCCGGGCCACATTGTCAAAGTGATGGATCAGGTACAGGTCGATCTGGGGCACCAGTACCTCAGTTGGCTTGATCCGATGTAACCACCGGTTCCCGCCATACTGGTCTGTGATGATGGCCTGTGCCTTGTTGTATAGGGTTTGCGCGTCACCGTTCCCCATGACACACAACATGTGCAGAATGGGGTAGTCAAACCCCACGTTGTTGAATCCCACCAGGCGGTGCTTATGCGCCACCAGGTAACGGGTGAAATTAATGATGTCTCGGCTTTCGTTGCACCGGTCTGAGATTTCCCAGCACAGTACCTTCTGACTGGACGCCTCCATCACTGTCATCAGGAAACAGTTGGGGTAGGTCTCCAGGTCGTAAATATAATCAGCCACGGTTGCTCCTCCGAAGGCAAAAGTGGGCAGTTTTCACTCTCGTGCCCAGGAGAGGGAGGAAAGGCGGAGGGTCAAACCGCCTCGGGGTAGTTACTGCAGAAACGGTGGAGTCGGCATCCCGGGTTCAGCTTCTTGCGAGCCTTGACCAAAGGGGTTGGATGCGGTCTCCGGTGCCGGTGCGCCATTAGGCGAGGCGTTCACATTGGCGAACAGACTCTTGGCATCCACACTGTCACCACCGAGAGGTTCACCGTCACCGGTCTTCATGATGGCCGACAGACCCACACCGATGCCGATGTTGCCCATGTTGTTGTAGGTGTACAGGCGGATACCTGCTGCCACCTCGCAACCCGCGTACACTTTGCCACGGTCCAGCACAGGTTGGCGATTCTCGTCTACCACTTGCGGCGGATAGTCCGCTGATGCCTTGGTGTTGACCACGAACAGGTTCGCCAGTCGGGGGTTGTTGGCGTAGTTCTGCTTGTCCTTGGCAGCAGATACGGGCCACATGAACTTCGGGTTCTGTTGCTCACCGTTCTTGAAATGGGCAGCGGCCAACGCCTGGGCCTTCTCATAGATGACTTTGGCGGTCGCCTCCTTCACCAATAAGGCGGCGCTGAACTTGGGTTGTCCCTGACCGTTGACCTGTTGTGGTTGAAACAGGTGCGGGTAGGACAGGATCGCGTCTTCGACAACGAAGGTTTCACTTGCAGATGATGGATTACTCATAACGGTTTCTCTATTGCTATGCCAGCCAGGCCGGCAGTTCGGTTTCAGTCGGTTTCACGTCTTTGAAGATGTCGGGGGCCGCCATGGGCACGGCCTCCCGGCTATCAGAGACAGGGACAACGGTTAGCTTACCGGGCTTTTTGGTGATGTATTCCTCCTGCAGGGTTTTACGTTTACGGTCAGTCAAGGTGACCTTGGTGCCGTCACGCTTTTCCCAGGCCAATTTCATGACCTGTGCGGGAGATACCAGTTTGGTCACCCAGATGGCAGACTTCGGGACACCCATACGATGCAGGCGATCCGCCATGGCGTCATCATCCAGGTTATACACGTTGGTCCCCCGACCATGCACCACCTTGAGACCATCAATCGTGTTACCGGTCTCGAAACGACGCAATGCCTCCTTGTCCACAGCCTCTAGGAACTGCTTGATGAGGGGTGCAGCCTCTTTGATCTCGCGGATCTGTTCATTGGTCAGCGTGTTGGCATCCTTATCGGCGGCCTGCTTCGCAATCTCTACTTCTGCGAACATGACCTGCGCGTCATTCAGCGCCTTGTCAGCCAGTGCTGAGCATCCGCCCTTTGCCTTGCACCACTGGCACTGTTTCTCACCAGGTACTAACGGCGCATCGGGTGCGTCGGTAGCGGCAGCAAGTGCCAGCAGCTCCTCGCGCCATTCAATCAGTTCCTCCGCTGAAATATCCCAGCTATTGATCGGTTCCATGCCGAAGGCGGCCAGTTTGGGTTGAATGATGGTCAGGCGCACCGTGCCGACGAACTTCTCCATGGGGGCGATGGCACCAAGGCCATACGCCATAAGTTGTTCGTTCTCCTTGGCATAGACTGGGGTCACACCGTCCTTGTAATCAATCACCTCGATGAACCCAGGAGCGATGATCTGCACATCAGCCGTACCGCTGAGGTCGTCACGTTCACCAAGTGTTGGGTTGACCAACTCCTCGGACTTGATCTCCCTAGCGTCCATCTCATTAGCACGTTGACGGATGTAATCCACCGCCACCTTCACCCGGTCGGCACGTTCCTGATCGACCGTGAACGCTCCTTCATGGTCCATCAGGGATTGACCGACGAATGCATACGGGTCTTGGTCCTCGTTAATGCAACGCTCCAGCAGACTGTGGCTGTGCGTCCCATCAATAGCGTACTCACTGCTGGTTTCGGGGTACTTTTCTTCCTCGCGCACAGACCCCGGGCAACGCATCCATCGATGGTTACTGCTGGGACTGAGGCGCGAATGTGCGGTGTTACTCATTTCAACCCCTCGACACCCTGGTAAAACTGCTCAAAGTGTTCCGGCTTAATGTCGTTGATGTTGGTGTATCCAAGGTTGCCAAGCACAGTTTGGATACCAGCACCCTTCTCTGGGCCGAGTTCGTTGTAGACACTCATGACCCACTTCACCAGCGTCTTGCTGTCGGTGAACGGGAGGTTAGTGTTGACCGGTGCAGGTGCGGGTGCGGGTTCAGGCGCGGGTTGCGGTGCCTCCGGAACAACTTCCTTGACGGCCTCTTTAACGGGTTCTTTTTTCTTTTTCGGTTTTTCTGCTTCCTTGATAGTAGGTTGTGGTTGCTCCAACATGCCGGCAATTTTTTCCAGTGCGTCGGCAATACGTTTCATATCCTGCTCAATCGGCATCAGTGCTCTCCAGGGTTGGTTGGTTGGGGTCGGGTTTGATGATCATGCGATCATCGACAAAGGCTTGCAGCAAACGACGATGCACATCCGAGACGCCACCGTACTGCCGTGCTTTCTTATAGAAATCATCACGCAGTTCCCGGGTGACCCGGAACGAGATCATGGTTTTCATACTCATCGAGGAATTTCCTTGCTGCGACAATTAAAGCGTAGGACAACTGTATGACAGTTGTCAAGCTATGTCAAACAAGGATTAAGGTGTCGGGGCGAACATCTCTGGGTTGACCCCCTGAAGCTGCCCTGTTTCAGCAAGGATCTGACGTAAATGGGCAGCCGCTTCCCGCTTGGCGCGAGGATCGAGAATAGGGTTATTAATGGCATCGAACAGTCGTTCTGCCAATCCGAATTTAAAAGATGGCGTGTCTACGGCACCAAGCGCCATACCTAAACCTGTGCCAATCTTGGCACCAAGTGGTCCACCGAGCATGCCGCCCACTGTGCCGCCGGCAGCCGTCTTCAATGAAGCACCGAAGGGAATGGATGACAAGTTTGCCAATCGTGCCGTAGGGCCAGGCATGGCATCCCGTAACCGGGCCAATTCTGAGAATCGTTGATTCGCCACATCGATGCCTGGAACAATCGTCTCAAGTTCTTCTTTAGCGGCCTTTGATGCAGATCGAAGGCCGGCTTTTCGAGCACCTTGTGGTCTTGGTGCGTTGAAATCCTTCGGGGTCAATGTCTCATAGATTCGTTTTTTGAACTGGTGGACTTCCCGAGGTGACAATAGGGTTTCTCCACCGGCAACCTTGTCCAGGTTGTCCATGTAAATTTTCCGCATGCGGGTTAAAACGGCAGCATCTTTCTTACCTTCCAGGTTAGTGGGTGCGCCATAGTCATCCATCAACTTGTCCCAGTATTTGAACAAGGCGTCACGATTAACCATGCTACCACTGTTCTCTGCCTCAGTGAGCATGCCGTCAACTTTGGCCCAGGCTTTCTCCATCAGGTTATTGAGTTTTTTGCTGCCCTTGAGGTTCGGACGAATCTTGTCTTTCAAGGCAGTCAGGCCCAATTCGATTCGTTGACCAGCACCTTCGGGTGTTGTGGCAGCAGGCAACTTGGCACCCTTGGCCCATAACTCACCCGGTGTACCTTGATTAACTAATGCCTTGGTAAGACCTCTACCAACAGGTCTTGCCGTGGTGTTCCACATCAGATTCAGTGGATCAAGAGCAGCACCGGTAGCTGTCATTGCACCACCCACTTTCGAGGTCGCATCGGCAATTTTGCCCAGCTTCTCGGACTTGGCTGCAACATTAGCCAGTTTTCCGGTAGCCCCCGCAGCCTTGACACCTAGACCTGCGACAGTAGGAGCAAGCGCGATATCGGATAACGTGCCGACCGGATCTTGCATGGCGGTCTGCTTAAAGCGTTCCCAGTCTCCATAACGGTCACCATACATCTGAGCAACGGGATCGAAATACTGTTGCTCCCATTCCTGCTTACCCGGGATCATGCGTTGAAGGCCACCCACGGCCATCTTCCCCATACCGGTCGCCGTGTCGATGGGAGATGTGACCATCTGTGTCAGACCACCCAATACGTCTTTCCCATACTGGACACCACTTTGAGGAATATTCCCCACCATGGTCATGAAGTCGAAGTCGGTAGAAGGTCGAGGTAAAGCAGGTCGCTTGGGTGCAGCAGGTGCTTGATCCCCACGTAACAACTTCAACCCCTCGTCAGACATAGAGGCGTAGTCTTTATTTCTCAGTGCTTGAAGATCAGCATCTGAAAATTTTGTCACATCTACCATCAGAGAAGTCCACGGCGCTTGAGTTCAGCATTAATGGCATCCTGATCAACACCAGGTAATGTGTTAGGAGTCTCATTGAAATCCGGAACATCGATCACCAGATCATAAGGGAGACCCTTTCCTTCATCGGATTCCATTACAGCCTTGGCTTTCCGGTTGTATTGTTTAAGGGCCATTGTTCGATATTTCTTGTTCAGTCTGAGCAGTTTCCGCAGGGTTTTCTCACTTAATGTGATTTTACCGGCGACGATCTTCTCCGCGTATTCACGGTCAGCATCAGAAAGACCTGTGCCGGCACCAAACTCTTTGATAATGTTCGCCGTTTCCTTACCCATCATGGAAGCGTAAGCCTCAGTGTTGGCAATCGGATCGTCGAAGTCATCGAATCCTGCCTGCTGGAGTGCTTTACCAGCCTGCAATATCCAATCAGCACCAAAGCCGGTGATCATGCCACTATCAAGCAATCTTTCTGCCTCATTGATGGTGTTTAACCCTTGAGCCAGTGGCACGTACTTATCGTAGTCAGCCACAACACTCTTGGCCGCTTCTGACCCTAATGTTTTACCAAATGAAGAGGTGACATTGACCCTCGGTGCTTTACTCGAGTCGCGCCGATTTAACCATCCCGCGTAGGTGCCAGGGCGTCCAGCCAGAACCCACTCATCGTATGAGTTCGGAAGATCAGGCGTCTCCGGCTGCATCATCTTCATCATGTCCGCGAACCCGCCCATATCACCAGCTTCGGCAAACGGGGCCAACATCTGCGCCATTTGTGGATTCTTTGCCATCATGCCCGTGGCCGGCAGAGTCTGCGGAGGACCGGCGTATTCACCCATGTCCTCCTGACTACCCTGTTGCCCGATGATATTCTGCATAGACGCCCGGATACGTTCCGCCATCTCAGCCTTACGCTTGGCCTCGGCAATCTGCTGCTTGAAAATCTCGTTTCTCAATTGACGAGAGGCTGACTGCTCCTTCAGTTGCTGCATCTGCTGCATCTGATTCATGGAGTTCAGGAACCCTTGCCCCACTGCCCCACCGAACCCGACACCGGGTTGGTTCGCGGCTAAGATGTTCGCCCCAGTCATGAACATGGGGTTATTGAAAAGCGAGTTGAAGTCCATCACAGCATCCCGTAGTAAACAGCCTTGTAGCCGTCAATCTCGGTGACCGCTTCCGGCTTGATCTTTTCAACCTCGTCGGCCATGACACCCGTGAACGTCCCGTGACCGTGCTTCTCCGGGTCTTTGTATTCAAAGGTGTACCACTGGTGACCATCACGCTCACCAATTGGCTTGATGTTGGTCTTGACTCGGCGGTCTGACAGGAATGGCAGCATGCCGAGGATTGAACCGATTCCCTGCATACTCGGCAACGCCCAAGAACCTAGCGTCATGCCGGCCGGCGCAAGCGCGGACGCAGCTGCCGGTAACAGTTGGCTGCCCATCATTGCACCACCTATTGCACCCGCCGCACTGCTTGAACCTGGGCCGGTAGTCGATGACGTACCGAACGGTTGAGCACCGGAGTAGATAGAAGCCGCCTGACCCAAGGTGTCCCACATCTTCTGTTCAGGGTAATAGTACCGCTGTATAGCGTCATTGATCGCCTGCTGATCCATGCCTTGAAGCATGCCGCCCACATCCATCAAGGTCTGAGAAGGCATGAACCCGAGTTGCATGGCACCCGGCATCAGGCTGGCACCTGTTGCTGCCAGTTTCGCGGCATTACCATAAGCCCCCAATGCAGTCTGTGCGTTGGCGTTCGCCAATGCGTCTGCTGCTCGACCAAGCGCCTGCCCCTCTGCAATCCCCTGACGGGAACCGCCATACTGTCCAGCCATTGCAGCATCGCCAGAGATGGAGGGCAGCCAGTCTTCAGTTAGCGCCTGAGTAACCTGCTGACGGTTGGCATCCATCATATTTTGCACAGCCGGGTCATTGGTGATATTTAACGGGGCATTCATGTAGCCCTGTAAACCACCCTGATAACCCTCAATTGAGGGCATCATGTTATTCGCCTGACTCAACATGCCCTGCATACCGATCATCTGCAATGGGTCAAAGTCAGCATACGTCTGCCCGGGGAAATACCCCAGTTGATTGTTCAGTTGCTGGTCAACATTGGCATACATGCTCTCCAGGTAGGGTTTGACACCTGACCACGGGTCAGCCTTTTGAACAGTTGTGGAGCCGCCGCCTTTACTCATGGGTAAGCCTTACAATGGTTTGGTTACATAACTATAGGCTTCATTATAGCCTAAGTGCTTGATCGCCCGAGTCCACCCTTTGCGTCCGACGATCTCCATTCTTTCGCACTCCAATTCCTTGGCCCATTCGGACAAAATCTCGTCAACCGGGTCAAATTCCCCACTAACTTCACCGCCCATCGCCACGATTCGACAGGCCGTCATCTTCGGGTACTCCATGATCTGTGTGACCAACGCCCCGATAATTTCACCATTATCTGTAAGCACCCATAACTGCATGTTCCGGTTGATCAGGTCATGATGGATATCAGACAGATCAAGTTCTCCTTCCGTTCTATCCAGCGCCGCTTGAATGAAGTGGGTAACCTGTTCCCAGACAAACTCGACCTGGTAATGCGGAACCCCGGTGAAATCGTACATTACTGCCGGCCCAACATCTGGAGTAATCCCTGAAACGGGTTAGCCTGCTGTAACGCACCACCCATGCCGCCAAGTCCACCCTGCTGCTGGAGCATCTGGAGTAATCCCATGGGAGCGAATCCCTGCGATTGTTGCATCTGCGGCATGCTCTTCTGTAGCCCAGGGACCATGCGATTCTGCATCATATTCTGATGCATCATGCCCTGACGCTGTTGGGTTCGTTGCTGGTCTTGGTTCATGGTCTGCAGCATGTTCATCATCGGATTGGTTTGCTGACCTTGCGCCATACCTTGGGGTTGCTGCATACCATTCATCTGCTGCAACATCTGCATCAACGGGTTCACTTGTGGACGGTACGGGGAATATCCGAGCAAGTCCTGTCGCGCCATGTTCATCGGTTGGGTTGTTTTCATACCGGCCTCGTCATCATTACCATCCTCGTCTTTGCATTAACGAGGTTTTTCAAATATTTCATCCAGCCTAAACGACCCTGCACCTCGATCAGGTCAGCGTCCACTTCTTCAGCTCTCGCTTGCATGAAGTCGTTCAGGTAGGGTCCCCAGGTGTGCAGGTGAGACCCGGCACCGTGTACAAGCCGCAAAGCCCGTTTCCGAGGGTAATTAACCACTTCAAAGATGACGCAGGCTACCACGTCGCCGTCTATCACGATTATAGCCGCTTGCATCCTTTCATAGAGCAATTCCTGATAAACGTCTTCCTTCCATAGTTCCCCATTCCCACGCTCCAGCGCCTGATTGACGTATTTCTCAATATCAGGCCACACCCGAGGGACATAGCTGGTTGGAACAGGGATGATCTCTACCATCAATCGTCCTTGGCGAAATCGTAAATCAATGCATTATCACCCACACATCGAATTCGTCAGGATCAGTTAGTGTCCCAGCCGAATTCCTGAACCTTACTCGTACCGATACTTGGTTCTTCTGATAAATTTCAATCGTTAGTTGAGTCGTCCCTGAATTACCTACCGCGGTGCTTACCGTGTATTCGGTGGTTGCCAAATCCTCGTCAAAGGTAATGGTGTAATCACCCGTCGCATTCTGGGTCACATTCGATGTGGAAGTATTCCAACCTGAATTAACGGTAGGGGAAGCGCCTGCGGTGATCTCAGCCATCATGACGATTTCACCAGAACCCCACTTCTTCATATTGTTATTAACAATGTGCTCTCGCTGAACATTGCCAGAAACAACCAATTCCTGTTTCCAGGTCGAACTACCGTTAAAGGCCGCTGCAATACGATGTGTGCCATCAAGACCACGAATTTGGCCTGAGTTCCAAGTAACGTTAGAAGCACCTGCACTCACGTCTACATACAAACCAGTACCCGAGTTATCTGCCTGACCAATGCCAGCACCGTTAGCGCGACAACGGTCAAACCAATGATTGTCGCCACTCGTATAGAAAGCATTAGTAAATGGCCCGTCTACCTGACAAGCGTCATAGGAACAATTATTACCAGTAGACCCAAATCCTTTGACGATAGTCCCCTGTGTCGGCTCATAAGCCCACACATGGCAGTTATGGAAACGACTACCGGAGATAGCACCTATCATGCCATTCCGCGCACCCTCAACGATAATATCGCTGAAATGCGAATCTGATACTTGATAGCAGTCAATAGCCGCTTGAGAAGTAGAGCCAACACCCTCAGATGCGCTCTGCTCAAAGTGCAAATCCCTGGCCATTAATTCATAACAATTCGCGCTTTGGGCAGCATCGCCCATATACAAACCGATGCCATCGGTCTGCTTGATTCTCTGAAAACGAATACCGTTCAAATATACTCCCTCGAAGTCTTCCAGGTTCATCAGAATATCAACGGCGTTTCGCCCGTTGATCTGACCACCTGACCATGAAACATTGCTCAACCTTGTACCGACCGGAGCCTCAACCATCGCATCGCCGGTAAAACTGGCCGTCCTGGCTAGTAACCGCGCATAAGGCGACAGGACAAAAGAAACTTTGGGTTTCCAGGTCAGGGTTTCGGAGATCAGGTAATCACCATCAGGGATAACCACGGTTCCGCCGTTAGTCTGTGCCGCCATCGCATCAATAGCATCCTGGATAGCGGTAGTGTCATCTACAGAACCACCACCATCTGCCCCATACGTTGGGTTATAGACATTGGCTACGGTATCAATGACCGCATGTGCGTTTTCGATACCACTCTCAATATTGTTGAGGTTGGTCGCATCAATGTACGGGCTATTATCATTAACCCAGATGTTTTTTGTATAACTCATCGCGTACCCGCCTTAACAATGTCAAAATCAATACCCTGAAGCTCACCCGGGCCACTTTCTGGGAATCTTACCTCAATGGCGAAGTACCTTCCCGTGACCCGTGTATCCACCTTGTCTGAGGTGCTTCCTGGGGTATAGGTATGGGTGCTGGCCCAGCTCACTGAAGCGGATGGGGAATCCTGTTTGCCGACCCGGATGGTCATCTCGCCACCCTCACCACGGGGGTAAATGGCCCGCAGATGGAAAACACCATCACCTTTCTCTGGCTTCAGTCCGCGCCGCTCTACATAGCACTCTGCAGCCGTACCGGAGAATTCCCACCCGTCATCGACAGAGTATAGGGAAGAACTCCCTTCAGACGGCTCCAGGGACGCGCTTGGCGTTAAATCCGCCGCAGGGGTCAGCCCTTCACTATCAGGGGCCAGCATGACGTTCTTGCGGTCTGCCGGGTTATACAACCGTTGGTCTATGGAGTCCGTCCAGGAGTCAATGGAGAAGGTCAACGAGTCAATCGTGCGCGACTCAGTGGACGGAAGCACCCCGTAAGCAATATGACTGGCATTCGGCAGATCACGGAAACCCCAGGTCTTATCCTTCCAGTTGTAAATTGCCGCCTTATTGGGATAGGTGTTACCGATTTCTGGGTAACAGAACCACATCTCGTCATTAATGAAATTAGGCGCGACATAACTATTGACGTAGTTGTCAGGGTCGATGTTATCGAAAACTTCCCGCCTGATCCGCCCATCAGCAATAGATTCGGCGTTCTGACCATCATGGACAAAAATATCCCCGTTACTCAGAACGTAATGCTTACCGTAAGCCTCTTTTGCACAGCGTTGAGTAAGTATCCCCCGCGTCTTGAGGACCATCCGGTTTGTGATAACGAATTGACCACCGATGAACTGCAGTATAAATGTGGCGTCTTCCTTGTACACCACGAAGTAATCACGCAACGGCTCGCCGTCGATGATTGCGCCCTGTGTTTCCTCAAGCACGTCAGAACCAGACGAAGAGGATGGGGTATCCAAGTCCCAATCGGGTAAAGCACCCGGATCAGCCACATCAGACCAAATGTACTGCGTCTGGTATCGCTCACCGTCTATGGTCATGTCCATCGCAATCAAGAGATTCTTGTAAGGACGGATTACTCTGGCTTTCCAGTTTGTTGGCCAATTGGTTAAGGTGGATACAGGGTCCGAACTTGGAACCCAATACTGCGGGTCATCAATACCGTTGTTAAATACCGCTATGCCACCAAATACCCCACCGTTCCACAACGCCGCATCAGAACCGTAAACCTGCCCAATCTCTATGCTCGATGTGCCATCCCAATAGTAAATGGTTTCATCGGCACATATCAGCCAGTAAATGTCATTGCCGGACTGCACTGGTAACGTCCAACGCGCCAACGCTGGGAACGCGGCCAAGGAATCGTAACCGGCAACCCGCTTGACCTCGCCGTTCTCAAACCGGACATTCTTGCCGGAAGTCCAAGCATTGGAGGGCAGTTTGTGCGCGTGTTGGTCGGTGATAATTCCGTATTGACCCAGGGCGTCAACGCTGACAATCATAACTTCTTCCACCCTGTGTCGTAATCCAGATACTCATAAAAACCGGGCTTTCCACCGCCCGCTGGACCTGGGGAACTGTCTGCGGTGTCACCGTTCCGGTTCTGGTTACCCCCGTCAGACGGATCAGGCCACTCCGTACCATCGGCAAAAAACCGGATCATTCCAGGAACCACGCGATCGGGCAGGGCATAAAGCACATCGTGATCATGGACAGCGTTAAGCGCTTCCCACATGCGCCATAACTCCCGGCTCAGATATTCTCCGACTAATGGGTCAATTCCCTGTGGTGGAGCCTCGGGCCTGTATTTCATTTATCCCACATAAAGGCAACGTGCGACCAATTTCCAGTTTGCGGCGGTGATCAAATTGGCTAAATTTGTCGAAGGGTTGATTAAATAAGGCACTGCACTACCGGTGGCGACTTGGATATTGTTCGCATCGACATATGTGGTCATCCCCCTTGCGCCGGAAATAATATAATCAAAAGAAGATATCGGCAGGATATCGCCAGCGGAATAACCAACGTCATCAGACAAGCACACAAGGAAAAGCTGCACGACCTGCGGAACACCTGCCCTCCCGTGCTCTATCGATGCAGTGGTTGAAACAGCGAATGGGTTCATCAACTCCAACTCACTGGACGCAGACACACCGCCAGAGGCATCAACATACGCCTTGACCGACTGCTGAGTAGGAACCTTTGTGGCAGAGTCGGATGCGAAATCGTCCTCATCCAATACCCAAGCATTACCCGACACATCGGTATCCGCGTTGTAGGTCAACGCCGCCGTATCGGTTAAGTCAGTAGATGCGCCCGTACACTCGGCACCCAAGGCAATATTGGAGATCGTGTTGTTGTCGGCATCAATGGTCTTATTGGTCAAAGTCTGCGCATCAGATGTACCGACCACACTACCGGCCATGCCATCGAGTTTGTTCAACTCCGTATGCGATGCCGTTACAGCCCCTGATACGTTGGGAAACGTGTCGAGCAACGCACCCCAACGGACACGCATATAGTTGTCTATCGTAGAGACTGTCTCAGTTCCTACCGGGTAGGTGACATCAATGTCCCAAATGCCATCAGGGTTTGTTTCAACGGGCATGACTTATTTCCTCTTGCCGCCGCCTCTGCGACCTTTACCTTTCTTGCAGGCCATGATTAATCCAGGGAGATGTCAAGGTCACCGGCGTTGATCTGAAGAGTGTCGCCAGAGTCAATCGTTGTGGAGGTTATAGCATCCCAGGCCAGAAGGTTGCCACTTGTGGCAGCGTCGAAGATACCTATTGCTACCACGTTGCCCCAGTTGGCTGTAGCAGTTGTAAAGGTTACTGCGCCTGAGTTGGTAATTGCGCCACTAGCCGCCGCGCTGAACGTCACAGCCTCACGAGCATAAGAACCACCGGATACCTCAGTACCACCGCCTGTATCATCTGGGGCTACCGTATAGGCAGCGGCGTAGACAGTGGCTGCCGGGGTGTAAGAAGCATTCCTGAACACGTGGTCCAGAATTTCGTTTTCCAAGAAATCGCTAAAAGAACTCATTTTAAGTTACCTCAATCCAGGTTGATGATTCAGCACTTTCTGCTGACCAGCTATCGGTAGTACCACTGACTGGCGTCCACAAATCGCTAGTGTTAAAGGCCGTAATAGAAACGGTTGAGGTTCCAGAAACCCCGACTGTTACATACTTTGTGCCGACGCTGGTTACGGCAACATTGACTAAACTCTGCGCCGCGATAGAGACCTGAGCTACCGCAGTCTTTACTGCATCAATAGCAGCAGAAGACGTCGCAGAAATCAAGACCTCTACGCCCCGGATAGCAGCCGGGACTACAGCTACGGTCGCAGAGGCGGCGATAGCCACCGCTACAGTCTTCAAAGCTCCCAGAGCTTGAACCGCTGCCGTGACCGTAGAGCTGGCAGAAATAGCTACCGCTACGGTCTTAGTCGCTCCAACCTTGGTTGGCGTAATGGCTACTGCAGAGGAAGCAGCTATAGATACTTCAGCCGTTCTTGTGGCTACTGTATCTACAGTTACAGTTGAGGAAGCAGCTATAGATACTGTTGCAGTTTTAAGAGCGCCGAGCTTCGTGGGAGTAACTGCTACGGTAGACGCAGCAGATATGGCCGCTGCAACAGTCTTGGTAGCTCCGATCTTTGTCGGAACAACGGCTACGGCCGAGGCTGCTGTAATCGCTACTGCTGCGGTCTTTGTAGCACCGAGTTTTGTTGGAGTGGCTGCTACTGTTGCTGCTGCGGCTATATCTACTGCTACAGTCTTTGTCTCGCCACCACCACCCGCAGCAGGT